AACAAAGTACAAGTATCTTGACTTTTGATCACTTTTGTTATATAATGAATTATGTTTTCCTATTTAGGTGGTAAAAAATTTCAAGCAAAATGGATATCTAACTATTTTCCTAAACATGATACATATGTTGAACCATTTGGTGGTGCGTTTTGGGTTTACTTTGTTGGCAATATAAACGCTAATAACAATGTATATAACGATTATAATAGATACCTATCAAACGTATTTTATTGCGCCAAGAATCATAGATTAGAATTTATAAAACAATTAAAATCACACAAACCACAATTAAGAAACCTATTTGATAAATTTCATAAAGAATTAGTACCACTTACTTATGATATAGAATTAGGAGATGTTGAAGCAGCTTCTAAGTATATGTATATTGAAACACAAACGTTTAGTGGTCTTACTATTGAAAAGGCCAAATTTGTAGATTTAAAAGGTGTCTATAAATCTAAGTATGAACAATTTATAGATAAACTAGAAAATCCAAAATATACAAATAAAATAGATAATATAACAAACATAGAGAATTTATCTTATGCTGATTGTATTAAAAGATACGATAGTAAATATACTTTCTTTTATTGTGATCCACCTTACTTTAAAATGGAAGATTACTATACTAAGGAATTCGGACAAGACGAACATTTAAAATTATCAGAAACATTGAAATCTATAAAAGGTAAATTTGCTTTATCCTATTATGATTTTCCTTTATTATCTAAATGGTTTCCTAAATCAAAATACAATTGGCAAGAGAAAGCCTTTAATAGACAAAACAGTTCTAAAAAGGTTGGTACGGCCAAAGGTAAAGAAATTCTAATCCTAAACTATTGACATTTGTAATAGTTTATGTTAGGTTAGGAATTGCGGATGTAGTATAAAAGTATTATTCTAGCTTTCCAAGTTAGAGAAATTGGGGCAGTACCAGTCATCCGCTCCAAAATTATATGATGAAATTTATCCACAAATTAGGACACTATCATTCTAAGTTATTTGCTTATGTTGGTAGAAGAGCTCAAGAATCAAAATGGTGGGCAATTCTATTAACTGTAATAATCATATATGAATTTATAGAACATATAGTTTATCCTATATTAGTTCCTTATTTACTTTACATTCAATGGGTAAAATAGATTGACATTTAAATAAAAGTGTGATACATTAATACTATGAAATACAATGAAGATAAAATTTTAAAAGAAATCTTTGATTATATCAAAGGTACTTATGGTCAACATTACTCAACAGGTAAAGATGGCTTTCAAGTACAAGATTTATTTAAAACTTTAAAAATTGGAAAAGATTTTTGCCACGCCAACGCAATTAAATATTTGTGTAGGTACGGTAAGAAAAACGGATATAACCGTGCTGACTTATTGAAGGCAGTACATTATGTTATATTATTATTAAACTATGATAAGGAGAACGTGAAATGAACCTAAGTACAGATACATTATCTATTTTAAAGAATTTTAGTGAGATCAATAACAATATTCTTTTTAAACCAGGCAGTAAGTTAAATACAATATCTGCTATGAAAAATATATTAGCAGAAGCAACGATCACAGAAAAATTTGATACAGAATTTGGTATCTATGATCTATCAGAATTTTTAAGAGCAGTAGAACTATTTGATAAACCTGCTGTTAAAGTAAATGGTGCAAACTATGCTTTAATTTCTGATGAAAAATCTAAACAAGTAATTAAATATTTCTTTGCTGATAAATCAGTATTAGTATCACCTCAAAAAGGTATTAATATGCCAGATAAAACAGTGGCGTTTACATTAAAGAAAGATGATTTTGCTAAGATACAAAAAGCAGCTACAACATTAAATTTACCAGACATTGCTATTAAAGGCGATGGTAAAAAAATATCTTTTGTAGCAACAGATAAAAAGAACAAATCTTCAAACGATTATTCTTTAAACGTAGGTGAAACTGATAAAGAGTTTACAGCTTACTTTAAAGCAGATAACTTTAAGATTATTTCTGATGATTATGACGTTGCAATTTCTAAAGCAAAGATTAGTCACTTTATAAACAGAAGTAAACCAGTACAGTATTGGATAGCATTAGAGCCAGATTCGGAGTTCTAATATGAAATTCTCCAGAACGGAATGGCATCAAGTCGCTTCTGAATTTCAATGTGATCTTCCTGATGAAGAAGTCATAAAGCAATTCGGTTCAGTACAACGCCTAAAAGAAATCATATCACACCAAGAGCAACAATGGGGTAGTGAGATAGAACCTATGGGCGAACCTCCAACAGAAGAAGAAAACGAGTTGTTAGACGAGGCTTGTGCTAATTATTCTGAAAGAGTTGATGATTGGTGGACAGACCGTAAAGGTGGTTACGAAGTTAGTTATAGTTATGAAAAATAAATTGAGGATTATATTATGTCAGACTTTTTGTGGGTTGAAAAATACCGACCAAGAAAGATACAAGATTGTATCTTATCAGAAGATTTAAAAAATACTTTCTTAGAGTTCGTTAAGAAAAAAGAAATACCTAATCTATTATTATCAGGTACAGCCGGCACAGGTAAGACCACTGTTGCTCGTGCTTTATGTGAAGAAATAGGTGTAGATTACATTATCATAAACGGTTCAGATGAAGGCCGTCAGATTGATACATTAAGAAACAAAATTAAAAACTTTGCTTCTACCATTTCACTTACCAAAGAAGCGAATCATAAAGTTGTAATTATAGATGAGGCCGATTATATGAACGCCGAATCAGTACAACCAGCACTAAGAAACTTTATAGAAACGTTTTTTAATAACTGTAGATTTATCTTTACTTGTAATTACAAGAACAAAATCATACCTGCTTTACACAGTCGTTGTACTGTAATTGATTTTAGAATTGTCAATGGCCAAAAAGTTAAAACGGCCACACAATTAATGGATAGATTATCTATTATATTAAAAGATGAAGGTGTTGAATTTGATAAAAAGGTATTGGCAGAAGTAATACAGAAATACTATCCAGATTTTAGAAGAACCATAAATGAATTACAAAGATATTCAGTACGTGGTAAAATTGATAGTGGTATTCTTTTTAGTTTATCAGAAGAAAATAATAAAGACCTTATTGTTAAGTTGAAAGATAAAGACTTTAATGGTATGAGAAAATGGGTTATACAAAACCTAGATAAAGAACCTAGTGCTTTGTTTACAAGTATCTATGACAATCTTTATGAACATTTAGAACCTAAATCAATTCCTCAAGCAGTATTAATTATTGCTGGTTATCAATACAAGGCGGCCTTTGTTGCCGACCAAGAAATTAATATGGTTGCTTGTTTAACAGAAATAATGGCAGGTTGTAAATTTAAATGAAACAAGCGGGCATAGTTCAGTGGTAGAATAATAGTTTACCAAACTATAGGTCGTGGGTTCGAGTCCCACTGCCCGCTCCAAAATTATATGTACGAATTAAAAGATTATTTAAAAGCGATTAATGAAACAAAAGAACCATTACTTGATAGTGATGATTCTACGTGGGAAAAGAAGTTTCCACCTTATGTTATAAATCGTTGTCTTTCTATGTTTTGGGACACTTTAATGCCGGCCAACGAAATGAATGGTTTACACTTTCTATCTAAGAAGTTACAATTTCACTTTTTGATAAATAGTATCAGAAAAAAGAAGCGATTTGGCGGTAAGTGGTTATCACAAACCAAGTTGAAAGATTTAGAGTATGTAAAGGAATACTATGGTTATAGCAATGAAAAGGCAAGAGAGGCCTTAACTTTATTGACCAAAGAACAACTTGAACATATTAAGAAAAAATTAGATAAAGGTGGGAGAAATTAATGGCAGATAGTATTAAGTGGTCTATAGAGGATATGTTAGAGGTAACAATCAAACAGCCTGATGACTTTCTAAAAGTAAGAGAAACACTTACAAGAATAGGTGTAGCATCCAGAAAAGATAAGACACTATTTCAATCTTGTCATATACTTCATAAACAAGGTAAATATTACATAGTACACTTTAAAGAGTTATTTGCTCTTGATGGTAAACTGGCCACACTATCAGAAAACGATATTCAAAGAAGAAATACAATTTCTATTCTTTTACAAGATTGGGCTTTAATTGATATAGTTAAAAAAGAAGCCGCTGAAAACAAAGCACCTTTAAGTCAAATTAAAGTGTTACCATTTAAAGAAAAAAAAGAATGGACGTTATCAGCAAAATATAACATTGGTAAAAAAATTACAAAAGATGATGAAACAAATGGTGAATAAATGCAAGTATCAAAGTTTAAAGAGTTTATAAACGAAGCTAAAAAACCAAAAGAAAATAATATAACAGTTGTTGTTATAACTAAAGCTTCGCCTAAAGTACGACAGCAAAAAACTGGTATAAAAAAAACTAAAAAAGAAATCACAGTAAGTTTTTTACAGAAGTCTTGTGAAAAAAGAAAAATACCTTTTTTTGTTATCAATACTAAACACTCAATCATTACAGACAAAGACGAAGAAAAAAATTCATTAACCATTTATAATTATGATGGTGAAGATGGCGAACATACATTTATAGGTAAAGATACTGTTGTTATTACACGTGCTGGAGCCATTGAAGATGAAGCAGGTCTTTCTTTAATATCAGCATTTCAAAACTCTGGTGCCTTTATGTTAAACACAAGGTCATCAATGTTAACTTGTGATAATAAACTAACGTCTGCTCTATTGTTTGAAAAATTTAATATACCCACACCAAAGACCGCTTTTATATCTAATGAAAAGAACATAGATAGTGCAATTAAAATTATAGGTAATAAATTTCCAATGATTGTAAAGACATTAACAGGTACACAAGGTATTGGTGTAGTTAAAGTAGATAGTTATGATTCTTTAATATCAGTTGTACAAGCTCTATTTAAACACGATGCTGAATTATTAATACAAGAATATATGCCTACAGATTCAGATGTAAGAACTTTTGTTGTAGATAATAAAATATTTGCTTGTACTAGACGTGTTAAAAAATCTGGAGAATTTAGATCAAACGTTCATAGAGGTGCTGTAGCAGAACCATATAAATTATCTGATGAAGAAATAGAAATTGTTTTAAGAACAGCTAGAGCTTCAAAAGCATATCTTGTAGGTGTTGACCACATTATATTCAAAGATAAAATTTATGTATTAGAAGTAAATGGTTCACCAGGTACGGGTGCCGACTATGAAGGATATCATTACGAAGATTACGCCGATACACCTAACACAACAGGCCCAATTAGAGGCAAACAATTAGTTGATAACGTTATTGATTATGTAAGTGATAGGGACAATTGGGACCGTCAATCAATCATAGAAATTGGTTACGTTGAAACAATAGAATTAAAAAGTGTAGGTTTAGTTAGAGCTAAATTAGACACAGGTAATGGTGCTGAAGTCAGTGCTCTACACGCTGAAGAAATAGAAATTAAAGATGGCAAAGTAAGTTGGAAATATGATGGTAAAAAACATACAAGTAAACTTATTCGTAAGGTAAAAATATTTAGAGCCAATCACGAAGATGTTGATGGTGAAGAAAGGCCAGTTGTTAAATTAGATTTAACATTTAATGGATTTGTTTATAAAGATGTAGAATTTGGTCTTGATGAAAGAATCAGATCACGTAATGACGTGTTGTTAAATAGAGATATGATAAGAAAATTTAACGCTTCAGTAAATCCAAATCGCCAGTTTGTATTAAGTAGAAGAATTAAACCTATAGAAAAAAAATAAAATATCTTTATATTATGAAAAGAAAAATGGACGACAATTTCAATGAAATTATTTTGAAAGAAATAAAAACCCCCAATCCAATATTTTTAGATATAGGCGCTGGTCAAGCAGAATCAATTAATAGATTTAAAAACATATTACCTAATTGTATTATGCATAGTTTTGAACCTGTAGAAGAAAGAATACAAATAATTAAAAACTGGCTGCAAACATTTCCTTATAATAATAATATTACCTTAAATCATTGTGCTATGGGAGATAAAATAGAAGAAAAAATATTTTACGTAAATAACAAAACAAAAGCATCTAGTTTTTTAAAATTAAATCAAAAAAATTAATAGTATCACCTTCTGATTTTGGTTTTCATAATATTTTAAATTATAAAAATAAATTATTTTTCTTTGATTTCGAATATTCTGGTTTAGATGATATTAAAAAATTAATTTGCGACTTTGTGTGTCAGCCCGATTATCAATTTAATAACAAACAAATTAAGTTTACTATAAATTCTTTTTCCAATATATTTAACCTTGATTATTCAGAAATAATTATAATTTATGAT